GGCGCCTTGTGGGAGCCGCATACGGGCGCGTCGTGCGCGCTGGGGACCCTCGGCGTCCGCCGGTATCTCGTGGGCGCACAGGCGGCGGCACGCAAGACGCCGGCCCTCGAGCCGCCGGTGGCGAAGTTGGCCTATCCGACCTCCGGGCCCGGGCATCGTTTCAACACGGTCCTGTTCATCGAAAAAGAAGGGTTCCTCGAGCACCTCCGAGCGGCCAAGATCGCGGAACGCTACGACCTCGCCATCATGTCGACGAAAGGGATGGCCTCGACGGCGGCGCGCAGCCTGCTCGAGGAGTTGTCCGACGAGGCCCGGTTTCTGGTGCTCCACGACTTCGACAAGGCCGGGTTCTCGATCGTCGGGACCCTCACGCGCGACACGGCGCGGTATCAGTTCGGCCGGCGGCCGGATGTGCAGGACCTGGGGCTGCGTCTCGCGGATGTGACGGCGGAGGGCCTGACGCCCGAGCGCTGCGTCATTCGTGAGCAGTCGCCGGCCTCCAACCTGGCCCAGAACGGCGCGACGAAAGACGAGATCGCCTACCTGCTCGCGAACGGCGGGCAGCGGGTGGAACTCAATGCGTTCGGGACCGATGCCTTTCTCGCGTGGCTCGAGCGGAAGCTCAAGGCGGCGGGCGTCAAGAAACTCGTGCCCGACGCGGACACGCTGACGGCGGCGTACCAGCGCGCCGTGTACATCCACGCGATCAACGTGGCGATCGGGAAGGCCGACACGCCGGCGCGGAAGGCGGCCGCGCGGGTGACGGTTCCGGCGACGTTGAGTCGCCAGGTGCGGCGCCTCCTCCGCCACGAGCCGGCCGTGGCCTGGGATGTGGCCGTCGCGCGACTGGCCGCGAAGCCGCGGAACGGAAGGGGTCGACGATGAAGGCGAGTTGCCTGGTGTTCGGCTGTGGCGATCCGGTGATGGCGCGCGGGCGGTGCGCCAAGCACGCGCGCCAGGTCGACGCGGCGCGCTCCATTGGCGTCGACCGCCAGGCTGGGCGCGGACTGTACGGCACGCCCGCATGGAAGGAACTGCGCGCGGTGCTGCTGGCGCTGCATCCGTGGTGTGAGTGTGCGGCGTGCGTCGCGGGTCCGCCTCGCGAGTATGCGGACCTCGTGCATCACGTTCGCCCGCATGGCGGCGATCGGCAACTGTTCTTCGACCCGGCGAACCTGCAAGTGCTCGCCGCGTCCTGTCACAGCCGGCTGCATGCCACCGGGGGGTGGTCAAAAGGTGCGGAGGTGAGGCTCCAAAATACCGCACCGGCGTGTCTTGCGAGTGGCCGGAGGTTAGGGCTAGGGGCGGCGACCAGCAATCCAGGGGGCGGCCATGAGTAACGCGAAGCCGGAGCGTGCGCCAGCGGTGGCGGCATACACGGATCGCCCGGGGCCGGTGCAGATTCGGGCGGACGGACTGACGGCGCGCTCCGCGCTCGAGGCGCTCGGGCCGATCGAGCCGGGGATGCGCCGGTTCCTGCTCAGTAAGGGCTCGGTGAGTGCCGGGGATTTGCTCTTCGGGCTCCTGCCGCAGACGGGGCCAGTGTCGGTCCTGGTCGCGACGTGGACAGGGAGTCCGACCGAGTTTGGCAAGCTCCGCCAGGCCATCGATCGCGGCCTCATCTCGTCGCTGCGTCTCCTGGTGGACTTTAGTTTTCCACGTCGGCATCCGGCCTATGCGGCGGACCTCCGATCGCGCTTCGGGCCGGGCGTCGTGGCGCTCACGGTTTGTCACGCGAAGCTGATGATCTTGCGGAACGCGACGTGGAACCTCGTGGTCCGCTCGAGTGCCAATCTGAATCGGAACTCGCGCACGGAATATCACGAAGTCTCCGACGATCCGGGCCTCGCGACGTTCGTGTGGGACACGTTGGCCGTCTGGTTCCCGCCGGCCGCGGATACCTGGGACGTTCCGCCGTCTGTGCATCAGCGGCGCTTCGCGGAGTGGGGCGCGCGGCGGCCTGAGACGGCCACGGCGCCGGCCACACCTGGCGCGCCTGGGGCGAGCGCGGCGCCGATCGACGTGGCGCATGTCGGCGGCCTGGATGCGCCTACGGGGGCGCCGGCCGCGGATGCGGCGTTCTTTTCTCCGGACCCGTGGGGCGTCGACCTCCGGCGCGCGGGGATCTCGTTTCTGAGGTGACACGATGAAGCCGGGCCCGCCGAAGCAACCGACCGCGATCCGCCTGTTGCGCGGGAATCCCAGCAAGGAAGCGATCGCGACGGAGGAACCGAAGCCGCCGACGGGCGCACCGACGAAACCGGCCGGGCTCCCGGCGGATGCGGGCGTGATTTGGGATGCGACGGTCGCGCTCCTGGCGACGGTGACGGGGCTACTCACGGTCGCGGACGGCGCGACGGTGGAACTGTTCGCGCGGACGCTGGCCCGGTATCGCGCGCTCGAGGCGTTTACGGAGGCGAATGGTCCCGTGCTCGTGCTCCGGGATGACAAGGGCCAGGTCCGCTTCGCGCAACCGTCGCCGCACGCGTCGCTCGCGGCGAAGTTGCTCCCGCAATTGCGCGGCCTGGCGGCGGAGCTCGGGTTGTCGCCAAGCGCGCGGACCCGGATCAACATAGCGCCGGTGCCGGCGGTCGATGAGTTGACGGCGTTTCTCGCGAAGGAGCATCGATGATCGGCACGTCGGATGCGGACGTGGCGCGGGCACGGGCGCTCGCCGAGGCGGCCGGCTGGGATGCGGCCTGGATTCGCACGCCGGGCGACGTGCGGGCGACGCGGCGCGGCTGTCGATTCGACCAGGCGCGGGCGGAGCGGGTGCGGACGTTTATCGAGACGTTCATCAGGCACACGAAAGGGCGGTGGGCCGGTGAGCGGTTCGTGCTCTTGCTGTGGCAATGGTCGGACGTGATCGCGCCGCTCTTCGGGTGGGTCCGGCCGGACGGCACGCGGCGCTTCCGGCGGGCGTATGTCAGCACGGCGAAGAAGTCCGGCAAGTCGGGGCTCGCGTCGGCCGTCGCGCTCTACCTGCTGGTCGCGGACGATCAAGGGGCGCCGGAAGTCTATTTGGCCGCGCGCGATCGCTGGCAGGCGTCGATCTGTTTCGAGAACTGCGCGCGGATGGTCCGGCAGTCGCCGGCTCTCGCGCGCCAGGTCGAGATCATCGATTCGCGGAAGGTGCTCGTGTTCGCGGCGAACGGCGGCAAGCTCGAGGCGTTGTCGAGCGACGCGCCGAAGACGGAAGGCATCTCGATCTCCGGGTTGATCTTCGATGAACTGCACGTCGCGGATCGCGGATTGTACGAGGCGCTGCAGTACGGCGGCGCGGCGCGGGAGTCGCCCCTCGCGATCGCGATTACCACGGCCGGGATCGCGGATGAGACGGCGATCGGCTGGGAACAGTACCAGTACGCGAAGCACGTCCTGGACGGCACGATCGACGATGACAGCTTTTTCGTCGCGATCTGGGAAGTGCCGCTCGATGCCGACTGGAGCGATCCGGCCGTGTGGCCGCTCGCGAATCCCTCGATCGGCGTGACGGTGCAGGTCAACGAGCTCGGGGAAGGGTGTCGCGCGGCGCAAGCGTCGCCGTCGCAGCAATCGGTCTTCCGGCGCTACCGGCTGAATCAGTGGCAGCAGCAGAGCGAACGCGCGATCGATCTGGCGGTCTGGGATGCGTCGGCCGGTCATCCGATCGTGGAATCCGCGTATGCCGGCGCGCGGGCTTTCGGCGGATTGGACTTGGCGAGCACGTCGGACCTCAACGCGCTGGTCTGGTTGCTCCCGTGTCCGCACGATCCGGAGGCCGTCGACCTGGTGTGTCGCGCGTGGGTGCCGGAGGGCGCCGTCGCGAAGGCGCGCGCCTCGAGGCTCTATCACCAATGGATCGACGCGGGCGTGTTGCGGACGATGCCGGGGCGGGTCGCCAACTACGGATTCATCCGGCACGCGATCCTCGAGGACGCGGGCCGATGGGTGGTGGATAGCATCGGGGTTGACCGCTTGTTTCAGGGGTTGGAGCTCACGTCGGATCTGGAAGACGAAGGCTTCACGGTGGCGCCGGTCGGGATGGGGTTCCTGAGCATGGCGCCGCTGATGCGGGAGTTTGAACGGCTGGTGACGGCCGGGCGTCTGCATCATGGCGGCCATGCGGTGCTGAGGTGGTGCGTCGACAACCTGGAAGTAAAGACGGACCCGGCCGGCAATCGGAAGCCGACACGGGCGAATCCAGACGTGAAGATCGATGTGGTGATCGGCCTGTTGCTCGCGATCGACCGCTGGGCGCGCCGGGTCCAGACCGCGGCGCCGGCCGAACCGGCGTTTCAGATGTTCTTTTTCGGAGCGGGAGGTCTGCCATGAGTTTTGAACGTGAGCGCGCGGTGGTGATGCCTGAGACGGGGCCGACGCCGTCGGGGGTGGGCGTCGGCCCGTCGTCCTGCACGAGTCCTCCGGGGGCGTGAGCGCCGCCAGCGGAGCCCGCGGTGTCCCGCGGAGGCGAGGCGCGTCGGGTCAGGCCACGTCGGGGAGGGCGGCCTGGACATGGTCGGCCGTGGCCGTGCGCGCGCGAGCGCGGCGATCATCAGCGTGCGCTCAGGCCCCTACCGCCACGCGTGGCGGGCTGCCGGCCGGCACCGGGCCTTGGA